ATTGGCAGGGTGTCGAATTTTTACAGCTAACATGAATGTTGCAAACCTTTATCAGAGGTACGATTTGCCCTCGACACTGGGTGCACTGCGGGGCGATAAACTCCCATGTGCTTTAGCATCCTGCCAAATTTCATTAATTTCAAAGAACTTCCCATAAAAGGGCGGGACTCTCACCCGCCCCTGCACTAACCCAACCCACAAAAAACCACTACTAAGATACTCATAATTGATTAACAATAGTACTGTATCTATATCTATTTTTATCAACAAAAATTAAAGGCTGAAGTTAATCCGGTTAAACTCCCCGTATTATTGATTTTTAATGCGCTCTTTCGGTTCAAAGGAACGTATGTCTTTCTTACGTGGAATATATATCATGCCGTCGTTGTCGATTATCAAGACGTTGTTATTATCTATATCGGCAATCTCACCTCTCAGGATGAATCCTGTCGTGATATACCAATCCCCGTCAATAGGAACTTTTCTTTTCTTGCGCAGCGTAAAACTGACCTCTCCGTAATCGCCTATGTTCATCTTTTCACCCATTATCTTTATGTTTGATTAAACCATCACGGAAAGCGCGCGCCCCCTCTTTGAATCCTAACCATTCCCCCCGTTCGAATCCTTTACTTGATTCACAATTTGCGACATCATCTGCCTTATGTTCAATATCCGCATCCGTCACCTCTTTCAGCTTGGCCTCGTGGTAGGCTTGCATAAGTTCAATTATCTCATCTTTTTCTAATCTACCCACAACAGTAGTTTTGTCGTGGAGTTGATTTTCATAAAACTCTTTTGCAGTCAAGAATTCAGTAATTTTTGATTCTCTCTTCTTGGCTTCGTGATAGGCTTGTATGGCTTCAATCATATCTTTTTCAGTCATTCCACTGGATTTCAGTCTATATCTAAACAGTATTTCTTCTGCAAGTGCAAGTTTGTCTGTCATGGCTTTACTTATTTCGTTTAATTATTTCTTCTTTTGTTTTCATTTCTGATTTTGTTTGATTATTCACATTTTTAGATTAAATGTGTTAAAAGCATTCCATAATAAACACATCAGGCATCACGCCCCTGTTCTTGTTCTTCTGCGCCCGTACACGCTCCTTGTGCTGTTGGCGGTAAGCATTCATGTACTCTCTGTGATACTTCAGCTTTTCGTCTTTAGTTTTTGGTTTCATATTTTAAACCTCCAAAAATCCAAGTTCAACATCCTTCACAAGCCTCGGGATAAGTTCACGATATTTTTTTTCTGTCTCGCAAAACCCCTCAACAGTCTTGACGCAATATATTACAGTAGTTCTGTCAAGTCCACATATTCTGCCAACTTCTTTGTCGCTCATTTTTTTTGCTTTTACAAGCACATAAGCATACACCTGACGAGCATTAGAAATTTCCCGCTTCCTGGTTTTAACAAAGAGCAAATTCTCTGAAATTTTAAATTCATCACAAACAGCTTTTTTAAGCGTTGGCTTATCTGCACCCTCATAAGTAGTTGATGCCATTCTTCGGGTTTGAATCATTTTCAATGCCACTTCTGCGGGCGTTGCACCCATTATCAACATTGCCTCAATATCTAATTGAGCCTGTTGTAATTCAAGTTCAAGCGTTTCCATATCAGTTCTTCAGTTTATATTCAACTACTACTTTCTGTTTCCCGTCGCTGGTTATCTTCTTTGTCCGGCTCTCAATATCTAAGCCCCGCCTTTTCAAGTCCCATATCCTTGCCGACAGCCTGAAGCACCCGAAACGGTGTAATGCTTCCAGCGCTGTTATTGTGTGCCCAGATTCCAGGTGCTGGGCAATAAGTTTGTTTTGTGTTTCCATAGCTTGAAATTTAAAATGGACTATTAAATTTTTCTTCCTGTATTATTGTTAATGAATCGTTGTGATAAAGCGGAATAGTAAACAATGCCCCGTTTCTGTCCTTTGCACAGTCAATAAGTATCAAATCTTTAGATGATAGTTCATCCTTGTTTATCTTGATAGTAGCAAGACCGTAAACAGCCGGACGAAAAATGAAGCAGACAATATCAGCATCCTGTTCAATAGCCCCTGATTCCCGCAAGTCTGCCAGACGTGGCCTCTTATCAGCCCTATTTTCTACTTCCCTGTTAAGCTGTGACAATGCTATGACAGGGATATTAAACTCTTTTGCTATCGCCTTCAACCCCCTGGAAATGGTTGCAACTTCCTGCTCCCGGTTCCCGGCCTCTGCTGTCATTAACTGTAAGTAGTCAACAATGACAAGACTAACTCCAAACTTCAGTATCATCTTTTTTACCTTGCTCCGCATTTCCATGAGGCTCAGTCCCGGAGTGTCATCTATCACAATAGGAAGCCCCGCTATGTCATTGCTCTTTAATGCTAAGTCATCAAGATTTATATCTGCATTTCTTATCTGGACATTTGTATATCCAGAAACGGATGACAGGAACCTGGCTGCTATCTCACTATCTGACATCTCAAGTGAAAACAATCCGACAGGATTATTAAGTTTCGCAGAGTTTTGACAAAGTGCAAGTGCAAGTGCTGTCTTGCCCATTGAAGGTCTTCCTGCTATGATGATAAGGTTCCCCGGCTGCCAGCCTCCGGTCTTTCTGTCAATAGAAGTATATCCTGAAGGTATGCCTATAAGTGATTTTTCCTTTGTGTATATCTTCTCTACATCTTTCAGCAGTTCGTCAATACAGTTGCTTATCTGCCTCGGCTCTTTTGACTGCGTAAAATCAGATAAGCGAAATAAAGAACCTTCAGCGTGTTCTATCACATCGCTTATGTCTTCCTGATACGACTTATCAATTATCTCATATGAGATGCGTATGTATTCACGAAGAAGGTATTTTTCTTTTATAAGCATCGCATACTGTTCAGCCTGCTGGTCTGAGAATATCTGTTCTGTAAGTTTCGTGATGTACATTGCACCCCCGGCAAAATCTAACATCCCTGACTTTCGTAGCTGTTCCGTGACAGTTATCAGGTCACACGCACCCTTAGAAGATACTTCCCGCATGGCCTGGAATATCTTCTTATGCTTGTCATCGTAGAACATATCCGGCTTTAATCGAACACTGTTTATTGTGTCAGGATATACAAGACATATCCCTAAGACTGATTTCTCAAGTTGAATGTTATGCGGTAATATTCTATCGGGTGTTATCATTTATCAGGGCCGGATGAAAAGTGTGGAATTACAGGAGTAGGATTTTTTTCCTGTTCCCAGTCTTTTTTATTTTTCTCCCATGTTCTTATATGAGCTTGCCAGTCTACTAATCTTGTTTTATTTTTGCCATAAGTCCATCCGGCAGCAGTATTCTTGTCGATAAAATATTGCGGGTCTATTCCGTTGTTTCTTTTCTTACAATACCTATCAACCATTTCGAAAGTTGGCGGGATTATAAGTCTGTCTTTGTTTTCCGGGCTTTCGTCTTCGCTTTCGCCATTGCCATTGTTGTTGTTATTGCTATAACTGTTACGTAACAGTTCCCCAACCGTTAATTTTCCATCTTCGAAAAGCCCGTACTTAGTTAGTATTTCAATAGCTGAAAGTTGTGCCTTTGCTTTTGAGTAAGGAAAGCCAGGATATTGATACTGAAGGAATTTAGGAATGAAATATAACCGTTCGCTAACTGTTATGATACGGTTACCTAACAGTTTAATTATTCCGTTTAAGTCTTTAATTCCGGTCTGTACTTCGCAAAGCCTTGCGTTTAGTTTCAACATTCCTGCATGATCACACTTAGTCAGGAAATATATCCATAATATTTTCGCATCTTTAGACAAGTCCATGAACCAGTCATCATCGAAAAGTCCGGTGTCAATAAATCGCTTAGCCATTCCATTTGATTTAAACCAACCCTGATGTTATATAGTTATCAGGGTTGGTAATTAATATAAAGATTACTGAAGCATCTTTAATTCATATTTGCCATTAACAAGCAATTTTCTGTCCTCAAGTTCAGATAAAGTTTTATTATAAGACAACACATAAGCATTTGCTCTTTTCTCTTTGTCTTCCAATAAAAGACTTATGTATTCTGAATCTTCTTTACCTGCAATCTTATATCCTACAATCTTCTTTTCTATTTCTCCTGAATCCTTATTCCTTTGTTTTACCGGCAAAATTATCATATCATTTTCAATAGCTAAATCCATTACTGAATAGATATTTCGCCTTACCAGGGCATCAAGATGTCTCTTAGTATCTCTGATATAAGCAGAACCGTATGAAAGTTCTGCAATTTCAGAAATAGTTAAATAACTTCTGTCCTTATATTGGACTAATACGTTTAAAATTCTTCTTTTAATTGCTGTTGTTTTCATCTTTTATCAAGTCTATTAGTTTGTTAATTCTTCCGGCAAGGTTTTTCAAAGATGATAGCATTTCTAATCTTGTCCTTGCATCTTTAACATCGCTCATTGATAAATAATTAAATTGTTCTTTGTGTTCAATCAATATATCTAATTGCCTATGTAGATCAACTGACTTTCCGAACACATTAACACAATAATTATTAAACTGAATTATCTTTACTTCTCTTTCATATTCCTCCTTTCTTTCTTTAGGTTTATTCTTATATTTAGCTTCTGATACCACTTTTTCAACCTGGTCGAAGCCATAGTTCTCGGTACGCATTATTTCATCAACTACTGATTCATGTTCTTCAACTGGTAATTCCCATTTTCGGGCAGCTTTCACAAAATCTCTTGCACTTCTCTCCGTTGGCAATTTGTTTATAGCCTGTCTATTTACCATTCCCAACTTTTCAAGATTGAGCCGTTCAAGGGAATCATAAACTCTGTATTCCTTCCATCCCAAGAAGGTTGCAATATTAAATGCCTCAATACCGCTTCTTGTTTTGCTATCACCACGTTGATAGGAATTCTCCTCCGGGTGTTCCTCAAGATATTTCTTTGCAACCCTTACAGTTTCGTCAATGATAGCAGGGCCAGTGCGGTATTCTTCCATGTTCTCATTTGCCATTATCTGAATCATTACGCTATCAGGCAAATCTTTGATAGGAATATCAACTTCAGTATCCCACGGGAGAGCCTCACGAAGTGCCGTCAGTCGATGATGACCATAAGCAATCTGAATCTTGCCGTCCATATTTCTGGCGACAATGTTATCCCAAAACCCAGTCTGTTTTATTGACGCTTTTAAGGTTTCAACTTTTTCCCGATTTATCGGATAATTATCCATATCCCTATAGGGATTTGGATAAAGGTCTTTAATTTTTACTTTCATCTTTTCTGTTTTTGTTTTTAAATAGTAAGCCCCCACCGGAAAGTAAAAAAGCACTCAAACCCCGAAGCGACTCGTACAGTTCTTGTGCTTATTTTACCCCAGTGAGGGCAATATGTCAAATAAAAAGTTACTTTATTCATCTCGCTTCGGTTAGAGTACAACACAAATATAACTATTATCTATTACAATAGAACTATCTATATGTATTATTTTCAACAAAATTATCAACTATTTTCAGCATCTATAATCTTCATACCTGACTGACTTAAAAATGGCCTTATGATTTACCCACCTTGCAAAGTTTTTCTGTTCCCGTGTTGGTTCTTTGTTTGATGTGTAATCTCGATAAGGCTGAGCAAATGGATCAAGGTTGTATTCTTTAAGCTTTTCGGCTCTTAATAGTGCAGATTCAATGTCATTAACCAACAAATAAACAAAATAATTTGAAGGTTTACAACCGTACTTTCGGAGTAGTTTAGTGGCGTTAATAACAACAGGCAACATATTTTCAGTATCACAAGCCATTCTTAACGGTGCTAACCATTTTACCTTTGACAGCAACTTCGCCATTGGTTCATCAATTCGTCTGGCATCTAACCCCTGGTTAAAGTCTACTTTTACTTTCAGATTTATTATCTTCTCAATCTGCCTTATACCATATTCGGAAGCCAAAACATTATTGTCCATTAAAACTGCTGATTTTTTCCCCTGTAATATTTCCTCTATGTCAGAATAAGGGTGAATATTCCCCTCTTTGCGTGGGACTACACACCATGAACAATTATTAGGACAACCCCTTGTAAGGAATCCATAACCATTTTTTAATCCGGGGTAAAGAGAATAGTCAGGTAACCATCTTTCGATCCATGGATCTAATTTAATTTTCACATCATACCCTGTGCCACCCTTAACAATTTCCTTTGCATTAACCACAAACTCATTATCAGGAGAGAATGTAAATACCTTGCTCTGATAAACTTTTTCGTACTCATAGAAATGGTTTACCCACTCAACCGAATCACCTAACGACTTATGATAAGCTGAAATCTTCATTAGAGCAAGATTAGGGAAGTTATGCCCGTCAATATCAAGGAGTCCGATTCTCATTTCATTAAAAATTCAGACCACTGAGAGGCCATAGCTCTTGCAATACCAGGGAATGTTTTGCTTCGTAGTTTTGCCCGTTCAGTACTTGGGGCCATTCTCCAGCATGATTGTTTTTCTGGATTTACTATGTTTGTCGGGATAAGTTTTGGAAGTCCATAAAGCCATAAACAGGTAGCCTTACTTTCATTGTGGCCAAATTGCCAAGGGTGAATTATTTGTGAGTATTTTGGTAGTTTTGCGTGCTTATGCGGAATTGGGTTCTCTATTGCAATTGTATTTCCAACCCTCCCATACCAGATAAAATTCATAAAAAACTGTTTTGCATTTTCTAATTCATCCCATAGATTTCTTTCACTTAACCAACGAACTCCAGAATTAGCAAGTCTCGTACATGGAGGATGGGCAATAACCAAGTCCCAACTACCACCAAGCATAATACTAACTGCATCGTCCTGTATATGCCACTCTGGATGGTTCCCTGAAGTTGGTAAAAGATCACACGACCAAGCCTCATGCCCCCGTTCTCTAAAGGCAATGCAAACCGCCTGGCTTTCCTCACAAGCTACTAATACTCTCATATTCCATTTCTATTTTCCATTGATGCCCGTCGACGCATTCGTAGTTACCCGGCTCCTCGGAACGTGCCAGCGAGTAGTCGACATATACTGTTTCCCGTCCTTCCGGTTCAGGGATAACTAACCGGCTGATGCGGTAGACTTCGGTGTTTCCGCAGATGGGACATTTAATTTGTGGTATCATTTTAGTAGGTTTCATTTAACGTAAAAGTGTTTAGTTGATGGCGACTTCGGGATAACAGGAATATTAAGACTTTCGGCAAGTTCTATTTCATGCCTCATCCCGTTGCTTATCCTATCGCCATATAACCACACTTCGTTAATAAATCCAGCTTTGAGCAGGGCTATATCATTCTTTATTCCACGCTCCCTTTCCTCTGGAATTGTATCATCTAAGGCATGGCAGTCAACGAAGTAATGAGCAAAGGGCAATATATCCGGCTCTGTCAGGTTTATGTAACGTATAATATCGCTCACTTTTGATAGGTTCCCTTCAATATCACCGCTTAGTGGGTGTGCTATGTAAACTATTTTCATCTCTCAATTTTTTAAGTTTGTCAGCGTAAAACCTTAACTCCGGCAGGTGTTTCTTTTTAAACTCTGCGTAAGACAGTATCCGTTCAAGGATGGCTATCTGCTTTGATTTGTTGTCTTTCATTGTTATTTTCTATTTTGATAGGTTATGTCCACCTTTAGTAGACATATAGGTAGTTATGTGCCATTTTAAAGAGCGACACTACTCTCAACTTCATTTCCCCAAACATCCCAATTCTCACGTTCACGTCTTGCAAACATTTCTAATCGTGGAGCATCGGAAACTGTTTCAATTAAGTCTTGAAAAAATTCAGGCTTTTTAGAATGTTTGTTTGTTCGTTTTACGTTCCACCAAGTTGTATCTATTCGTTTTACTTTTGGCATTTTACCTTTTCTTCCAAGTAGTAAAAATTCAGTTGTAGGGCAATAAACGCCACCTTGTCCAGTTCCCATTGGAGTTTTACACCAAGTCAATGTTTGGCAATATTTAAAGCCCCACGCCTTTAATACTTCAAAAGCATCAGGTAAATATTTCTGTGTAGTCCATAAATACAACTCACAATTTTCATCAGCCAAATCAGCAACCTTTAAAGCCTTAATTTCTTCAACACTCATAGTTTCATAAGGCATCGGTTCGTCTTTTGGTATATGAGTTTTGCTTCGTGGAATACTCGCTTTTCCCCAAGTTCCATATTTCCAAGGTGGGTCAGCTACTATTGTTTTATATTTTGTCATATTTCTAAATTAAATTCGTGAATAAAAACGGCACATAACACGTGCTATAAGCAAGTTTGCCAATAACATTTGTGCTAAATTTGAACATTTCTGCAAGGCAAACCTGCTCATAGCACCATACGTTACCGCCAATTAAATAGAAC